GGGATGCTTTAAATCACAGGAATTAATGTTGCACTCAGTAAAATGGTTTTTAAGGGGTTCTATTCGAATCCCTTTCTTTTCCATCAACAAACCAAACCCCTTGTTAATGATATCCATTAATTCCAGGAAGTATTTTTCAGAGGAATCATGCTTATCAGAGTGCTGCTTCTCTTCGTACAACCCGATAAAGGCACGGCGCACGTTACCGGATATATTATCTATGGTTTCTTTTTCTACGGTACTCAGGTCAAGAGTCGCCAGTTGGGAACGAACTATATTCGCTGCCATTTCCTGGAATTGCATTGGTAAATCTTTAAATTCCATAGTCAACCTCATCAGTCAGTATTTCTGGCTAACCAGCGACGCGCGCCAGATTCGGTTTTAAACGTTTTGCTTTTGGTATACGTCATCGCGGTGAATGTGCCGTCCTGGTTGGGAAACACGCCGTATACCAGAGATTCGTTGTTGCCAAGATCGATAGTATCCATGTTGACCTCATGTCCCCTTAACGCTGGGGTAGCGGAACAAAAACCTGCTGCATAGTTATTAAAGTTGAACCCTGCCGTCATGTTCTTACGCCTCGGGCTGGCTACTTAACCCCTGACCACTGCCTGGTAACTCGAAGTATTGCCCTGCGTTCTGTGGGGCGGGGTGGGTGGTATGCTGGAACTATAGGTAATGCCTAATTGATTGTCAATAGGCTATGCCTAATGTTTTGATCGTAACCTAATAGGTGATGGCGACAGCAGAAAGTGATGGGGGGGTTAAATAACGGAATCTAGGAGTTTTCCGTCAGACCATATAAGTTTAAGTTCCAGTTTTTGTGATGTTCTGGCTTTTCCGTTCAGATTCTAGAGCTTTCAGATACTTACCCACTTTCATTTCCATCGCTGCTATGTAGGCGCGAACATCGTGGTCAACCCAATCTGGTTCTGTAGCATTTCCAGATAACAGGAAAGCTACAATCGCTCTTATTTCATCAGAGGCTGCTTGATAAAGGTTGTTTATATCTAAAAGTTCACTTTTTGTATCTGAATTGGTGGGGGTTGGTATGGGGTATTCGTTAAGCCCCCAATGCTCTGGACCAACAACATCAGAAAAGAAACGCCATAATTCTGGAAGTTTATCTTTACTTATAGAGCCTTTCTTAATCCAGTCATAAATTGATGGTGGTTGGACTTTGAAGTGGCGTGCGACCTCCGCCTTTGATTTGACGGATCCCGATGCGATTTTTTTGTTAATGGCCTGCTCTATCGCTCGGCCTAAGTCTTTACCACTAAGCATTGCTTAATATTCTCCTATGCTCATTGCATTAGGCAATCCCTACCTTTATCGCATTAGGCATAGCCTATTGACATTTACGTTAGGCGTCGCCTAATATTTCTGTGTGTTTTTGGAGTTCATTCGATGAAAAAAGAGAACTATTCATTCAAGCAAGCTTGTGCTGTTGTCGGTGGGCAATCAGCAATGGCTAGGCTTTTAGGTGTATCACCTCCAAGCGTAAATCAATGGATCAAAGGGGTACGTCAATTGCCTGCCGAGAGATGTCCAGCAATTGAACGTGCAACAAGAGGTGAGGTTCTGTGCGAAGAACTTCGTCCTGATATTGACTGGTCATATTTACGACGTTCGGCATGTTGTTCGCAGAATATGTCAGTGAAGCAACTAAATGACAGTAACAAATCCTCATTTGATCATACCTGAAACATCAAGAGGCAAATGATTCATGAAAATCAAGCATGAACACATCCGCATGGCGATGAATGCCTGGGCGCGTCCTGATGGCGAAAAAGTTCCAGCAGCTGGAATAACCCAGGCTTATTTTGAGTTGGGTATGACGTTTCCTGAACTGTATGACGATAGCCATCCGGAAGCCCTGGCTCGCAATACCCAGAAAATTTTCCGCTGGGTAGAGAAAGACACTCCTGATGCGGTTAAAAAAATTCAGGCGTTGTTACCGGCTATCGAAAAAGCAATGCCACCTCTGCTGGTGGCCCGGATGCGCAGCCACAGTTCAGTCTATTTTCGGGAGTTGGTGGAGACGCGGGAACGACTGGTGAGAGACGCTGATGATTTTGTCGCAGTGGCAATCGCCGGTTTCAATCAGATGAATCGTGGTGGCCCGGCAGGAAATGCTGTGGTGATGCACTAAAAGCACGGTGTTCGGGGTTTTTTATGAGCAGCAAGCTTCATGGTCTTGTCTGGGAAGGGTGCGCCTTCACCGGCATGATCTTATCCAGGGTGGCAGTAATGGCTCGCCTTGCAGACTACAGCAATGACGAAGGTGTGTCATGGCCTGCAGTGGAGACCATTCGTCGTCAGATTGGGGCAAAGAGTGAATCAACGGTTAAAGCGGCGATAGCGGAACTGGAAAAGAACGGCTGGCTGACGAAGGAGGAGCGTAAGGTCGGTGGGCGTAATGAAAGCAATATCTACCGCCTTAATGTGGAAAAACTCGAAGCAGCAGCTGAGGCGGCGCGTGAGGCATATAAACCGAAAAGAAAAATTAGCCCGGCAAAAAATGACCCGTTAACAGTTGACCAGTCAAATATTGCCCCCTCAACGATTGACCCGTCAAATTTTGATGGATCAACCGTTTGTAAAAAACAGCCGGTTAGGGGGGCGATGGTTGGCCCCGATCCGTCAGTATTAAAACCTGATCCGTCAGATAAAAGATCTTTTCGTCCGGAAGCTTCGCAACCGGACCCGCAGACGGCTGAACAGGACTTTTTAACCCGACATCCTGATGCGATTGTGTTTAGTGCAAAAAAACGTCAGTGGGGAAATCAGGAGGATTTGGCATGCGCACAGTGGATCTGGGGGCGAATCGTGAGTCTTTACGAACAGGCCGCCAGCGATGATGGCGAGATCACCCGACCGAAAGAACCCAACTGGACAGCATGGGCCAATGACGTGCGCATAATGCGGATGCTGGATGGCAGAACTCACAGACAAATCTGCGAAATGTTTGGTCGGGTACAGCGGGATCCATTCTGGGTAAAAAACATCATGAGTCCGTCAAAACTTCGCGATAAATGGGATGAGCTGGTTATCCGTCTGGGGCGTTCGCCTGTACAGCGTTGTGTGAATCATATTTCTGAACCGGACACCGAAATTCCGCCAGGGTTCAGGGGATAAGTTTGGTTTGAGATTGGTAAATGATTTTAACGGGAGAAATTTTGATGGAAACGTTGATTGATACGTTAAAAGCGATGCAAAAGGTGACGTGCACCGAGCTTGCTGCCAGTTTGGGCATTGAACCTGCAGAGGCGATTAAAATGCTGAGGGAGTACGAAGAGCTGGGAGAAGTTGTGTCGGTTAATGGTTACTGGTCTGTTTCAGAACGACAAACGGGCGTGAAAGAAAAAAAAGTAACGGTGTGTAAAGTGGAAAGAAAATCCCATCCGGTGGTCAGTAGAAAAGAGCGTGAGCCACTGAAACGCTGCGAAATCCTGTCCACACTTGCTCATAGTGGGGCAATGACCACCGCTGAGATTGCAATTGCTGTGGGGCGTGCTGATTGCGTCAGGTCGCTGGTTTCTGCGATGGAAAAGCTTTGCCGCGATGGCATGGCGATTAAGCTGGGACAGGGGAAGGGGTGTAAGTGGATGCTGGTAAAAGAAACCGGGGAAAATTTACCAGCAGAGCCGAAAGTTGTATCGGTAGCGAAAACACCTGGTAAAGCCTTTTCTCAGTCAGCCGGTGTTGCGTTACCAGTACAGGAAGCGGCAACACAGGAAGAAATTAAAACAGATACTGTGGGGGACATTGTGCAGTCGTTGCCATCGTTCACCGAAACGCGAGCGAATGGCCTGATTTTACCATCGCTGCATATGGCAAACCGCGAACTGCGCCGGGCGAAAAGTCATGTCCAGAAGTGGGAGCGAGTCTGCGCCGCGCTGCGGGAGCTGAACAAGCACCGGGATATTGTCCGACAGATTGTTGATTCCTCCAGTCGTATTGTGTCGGAAAAGTGATTCCAGGGGAGGGCTTATGGCAAAAGTATTTACACAGGAAGAGCGGGAAAAAATTAAAGGGCAGATTGTTGATCTCGTACGCCAGAGCGGGCGAGAGACGTTACGACAACTGGAAGCTAAAACTGGGGCAACAAGATATCTGATGAGCGTTCTCGCAAGAGAGCTGGTTGCCAGCGGCGATGTATACAACTCTGGTTACGGGTTATTCCCGTCAGCGCAGGCGCGTAAGGACTGGCAAAATGCCCGCAAAAAACTCTCAAGGGCAAATCTGAAGAAAACATCTGTGGTTGATCCGGACCTTATCTGGTCATTACCAGACGGAGAAATACGCCGCTACGACAGGCGTCAGAACATAATCTGTAGCGAGTGCCGGAAGAGCGCAGCTATGCAGCGTGTACTGGCTTTCTATCAGGGTAAATTTCAGGAGGCGATACTGTGAATGAAATTAGCTATCAGGCTTCAATTACCGCTGGCATTCACATCAAAGGAGAAGAGCATGGAAATAAAACCAGAAGATGAGTTAAGCAATATCGTTTTATTTCCGGTAAAAGAGGATGACCCACGTAATCAGGTTAATTTTCTTTATGAGCCATCGGAAAGAGCATATTGTCATCACGCCTCTGTTCGGGTTGACGAAAAAGAGCGTCAGGTCCGCTGTAAAATCTGCGGTGCAGTTGTGGAGCCGTTTGACTGGATGCTCTCTGTGGCGAAAAGAGAAACCAGACTGGCAGATGATGTAAGGCTATTGCGCCAGGAGGAACAGGAAAGACGGAAAAATATAGAAAAGTTAATTCAGATTGAGCGTAACGCGAAAGCGCGGATACGCAGGGCGACAAAATCCAGAACTGAATAATTAAATTTAGCACTGTAAATAAAATCAAATCCTTAACTGGAGGCATATCTATGTTAAATACACAGAAAACCATTAATGCGGAAAAATATAACGAGTGGGTGAGGAAATTTTCTGAGCAGATTTTTAAAATTACTGGTGACGAGAATGCGGTAAAAAATGAATTAGAGCCGTGGACACCTGAAGGACTCGACCAAAATTATTGCTGGTGGGATGTTGATCCAGTTGATGCTGCAAATGAAACTATGAGTTATCACAATGATTAATGTCAGGAGGCCGCCCGAAAGGGCGGTAAGAAATGACTACATTATTCAGAAAAGAATATCCGAGAAAAAGTAGAGCGACAGAATTTTTGTTTCTCATTATATTTATCGTGTTGATGATACCGATATCCCCGCTATTACTGGTCTGGTTTATCGTGAAAATAATTGAGCCAGTTATTGAATTGTATAACGACGTGGTGTGGGCGTCGTTCAACACACTGCACAATAAAATTAATCCGTATAAGGAAAGCTGATATGGCACTGACGAAAAAACAACGTGCAGAGCTGCGCATGAAGTTCGGCGGTCGCTGTGCTTATTGCGGCTGCGAACTTGGCGAAAAGTGGCATGCAGACCATGTAAAACCGGTCATTCGTTTTGATGGAAATATGCTTCACCAGGAACGTGACGATATATCCAACATGGTTCCGGCATGCCACCCATGCAATCTGCACAAGCATTGCAGTAGTCTGGAAGATTATCGGCGAATTATCAGTGATGGTCGTCGTGAATTCCTTGCGTCCGGGAAAGGCAAAGCGCTGGTTCGTATGGGATTGGTTGAAATGAAATCTGACCCAGTTGTGTTCTGGTTTGAAAAATATCAAGAAGGGGCTACGGCATGACGACTTTTACCAGAGAGCAGTTAATAGCTCACGCAGAGGAGACTATTGAAGCACAGAGACTGTGCATACCGGGCACAATCGACCATGACATCATCCGCACATATAAGATGGATATTGCTGTTCTGGAAATCGCACTGGTATCGCTGGCAGCAGAGCCAGCCGGTAAATTGCATGAATACAAACCAGTGGGATATCAGCGTCTGGTCGATGAGTTAACCATGCTGGTAAAGCAGTTAACCTGGCAACTGAGGAAAGCGAAGCCAGACTGCAAATTACCGGATAAGGCGATGAGTTATCTGGAGCGGAACGGACTGATAAGCGTGGAGGATATTTTACGATGACCTGGCCTGAAGCATTCACAACGGTAGGAATTGCGATGGCGGTGGCGCTGGTGGTGTATTCGATTTGCCGCTGGGGATAAATCGCCGAAAAAAGATCCCGACACAAACATGAGCCGGGATCTTTGATTTATATAGCCTACGAATCCGCCAGTAAGAGAGGGGGCGGACGGTTAATTCTAACACCGGAATGATGTGGGTAAAAGTTTATAAGAAATCGGTTTCATAACTTTGCCCACCATGATAGATACCGACAATAAAGACTTTTCTGCTATCAACGGCAAAAGCAATAATCGTTCTGTGGCGGAAATGAGTTACCCGCATCCCCTGGCGAATATCATCGCGTTTATTGCCCCGATGCGGGAATGTAGAAAACCCATCAAGATAATCAAGAAGCGCATTGGCATAATTGTCAGCAATGACGTTCCCTGCTTTCTCCGTTATATACCTGTGCAGGTTGATTATTTGTTGTTCGGCCTCAGGAGTAATGATGACTTCATATGTCATGCAGATTACTTCCCGGATCGAATCGCGGCGCGAACCTGTGAAATGGAGCGTCCGTTGTTTGGGGTTTCGCGGATAGAATCAAGAGAGGGGGCGGCTGAATGCGTTAACCACGCTTCGATTGCTTTATCGCGCTCATTCAGTGCGCGAAGCCCTTCACGAATGACCTCGCTTTCTGAAGCATAGGCACCGGAAGCCACACGGGCGCGCACCATGTCAGCCATTTCGTTAGTTAATGTAATGCTGAATTGTTGGGTTGTACGCATGGTAAACCTCACGGAGTAGGATAGAACACCATTCGATGATAGCACGTTGCCTGTTGACGACAACAGAAATCAGAGACAATATTGCCGCACGCCAGCTTGAACAACTGGCACCTGCTGCGCCAGCAGAGAAAACCGATGGCGCACAATACCAAACATCACAATTCTGATACCGCCCCTGCCAGCAGGCAAGGGCGGTGTTCTCACACATTCAAATATGACTGGTATCAGCACGATCCCTGCACTGAAGAACAGGCCGAATGGCTGATTCATAACTACCGCAGACGTGGGTATGAGTTTAAGAAAGCCCTTAGCCTCGACTACCATCACTGGATAATCTACGTCAGGCTCCCTTATTCCGAACGCCCGCCGCGTCCGTCCCGCACATTCCAGCAACGCATCTGGAGGTAACGTGCGGGTATTACTTCGACCTGTTCCGGTACCGGAACTCGGGCTGGTGGTCCTTAAGCCGGGGCGTGAATCCATGCAGGTATTCCATAACGGCAGGGTGCTGGTGGAGCCGGAACCGAAAAACATGCGCGGTATGCCGTCCGGAGTCGTTCCTGCCGTTCGCCAGCCGCTGGCGGAAGATAAAACATTGCTGCCGTTTTTCAGCGATGAGCGTGTGATTCGTGCTGCTGGCGGCGCTGGCGCACTGTCTGACTGGCTCCTGCGTCATGTTAAATCCTGCCAGTGGCCTCATGGAGACTATCACCACAGTGAAACCGTCATACATCGTTACGGTACCGGCGCAATGTTGTTGTGCTGGCACTGCGACAACCAGCTGCGCGACCAGACATCCGAATCACTCGGGCAGCTTGCTCAACAAAATCTGACAGCCTGGATGATTGACGTCATACGTCACGCAATAAGTGGTGCACAGGAACGGGAATTATCGCTGGCTGAATTATCCTGGTGGGCGGTCTGCAATCAGGTGGCGGACGCGCTACCGGAGGCAGTATTACGTCGTTCTCTGGGATTACGTGCGGAAAAAATCCGCACGGTTTACCGCGAAAGCGACATCGTACCGGGAGAGCAGACCGCCACCAGCATACTGAAGCAGCGCACAAAAAATCTTGCGCCGTTGCCTCACGTCCACCAGCAACAGAACACACCACAGGAAAAGACGGTGGTCAGCATTGCCGTTGATCCTGAGTCTCCGGAATCTTTCATGAAGCGACCTAAACGTCGCCGTTGGGTAAATGAGAAATACACACGCTGGGTGAAGACACAGCCGTGTGCGTGTTGTGGTAAGCCAGCCGACGATCCCCATCACCTGATTGGTCACGGTCAGGGAGGGATGGGAACAAAGGCCCACGATATTTTTACGTTGCCGCTGTGTCGGGAGCATCACAACGAGCTTCATGCGGATCCGCAGGCATTCGAAGAAAAACATGGTTCTCAGGTTGATTTAATTTTTCGTTTTCTTGATCACGCCTTTGCAACAGGCGTACTCGGATAAAAGAGGTTACTGATGGGGATAGAATTTGTTTTGCCTTACCCGCCAACGGTGAACACCTACTGGCGACGTCGTGGCAGCACATATTTTGTATCAAAAGCCGGTGAGCGTTATCGCCGTGATGTGGCGCTTATTGTTCGCCAGCAGCGACTGAAATTAAACCTGTCCGGAAGGCTGGCAATAAAAATTATTGCAGAGCCACCGGATAAGCGCCGCCGCGACCTGGACAATATCCTGAAGGCACCACTGGATGCGCTGACACATGCGGGACTGCTTATCGACGATGAGCAGTTTGATGAAGTTAATATTATGCGCGGTCAGGTTGTTCCCGGTGGTCGGCTGGGGATAAAAATCACAGAACTGGAGTGCGCATGAATAACCAGTATTTACAGTTTGTGCGTGAGCAGCTCATGATCGCCACCGCTGATTTGAGTGGAGCAACAAAAGGTCAGCTTGAAGCCTGGCAGGAGAATGCCATGTTCAATACAGGGCGTTACAGACGTAAAAAAATCCGGTACCGCGATAAGGTCACTGGAAAAATAGTAACGCTGGATAATCCACCGATCCCGGGAAAGCAATCGCTGGCGAAAGGTTCATCAATTGCCCTGGTCAGTCCGGTTGAGTTTTCGACATCATCATGGCGACGCGCCGTTCTGTCTCTTGAAGAACATCATAAAGCCTGGCTGCTGTGGTGTTACAGCGGTAGCATTTGCTGGGAGCATCAGATCGCGATAACGCAGTGGGCGTGGACTGAATTTAATGCTCAATCCGGTACCAGAAAAATTGCAGGAAAAACTCTGGTGCGCCTGAAGACGTTGATCTGGTTGGCGGCGCAGGCGGTAAAAGCTGAGCTTTTTGGTGGGGAAGGTTACGAATACCAGGAACTGGCGTTACTGGTGGGAGTAACAACCAAAAACTGGTCCAAGACATTTACTGGTCACTGGGTTGCAATGAAACACATTTTTCATCGGCTGGATGGTGAAGCTTTATTGTTGGTGGAGGGAACACGTTCAAAACAAAAGGCGGCATTTTCATAGCAAAGTATTGCAAAAGTAGATAAAAAGGCATATATTTCGTGTGAATCTAATATTTTGCCGTTTTTATACGTGATGGCAAAGCTAGTAAAACCCGTGACCGAGCGGGTTTTTTTTATCCCCAAAAAAATGGCATAGACATTAAACGTGATGATGATTGTGCCAATACTTTCTCCATCAATGACGCCCCTTGACTGCATGGAATCCAATTTGTTATGTAATGTGTGTTGATATTTTTGAGTTGTTAATGGTGTTACTATGGATGACAGTGCTCTGCTCAGAAACTCTTCACTTTTTGTTGCTTATATGGGCTGTCTAGGATGGGGAAGCGCTTATTTCTATGGATGGGGTACTTCATTTTACTATGGCTTTCCATGGTGGGTTGTCGGGGCTGGTGTCGATGATGTAGCACGAAGTTTGTTTTATGCTGTGACAGTTATCGTTATATTCCTTATTGGATGGGGAGTTGGTATTGTTTTCTTTTTGGGCATAAAACAAAAGCGCAATATACAAAATTTGAGTTTTATCCGGCTTTTTCTCGCGATATTGCTGCTTTTTATTCCACCTATTCTGGAGTTTTCGGTAATTCATCAGCATGTTGAGCCAGATGTACTGATTTTCTGCATTCTTGCTGCCTTTACAATCACGCTTTTTGTCAGGTCTGGAAGAAGACTTGTTTCAGTCAAATGTTTTTCGGAAATGTCTTTTATTCGTCATCACCGAATTGAGTTCATGATGGCTGGGTTTATGATTTATTTCTGGGCATTCTCTCTTATTGCCGGTTGGTACAAACCACAGTTTAAGAGGGAATATCAGGCGATCCACTATGAGAATGTATGGTATTACATTATTGCGCGTTATGATGATCGTCTGGTGTTATCGAAATCATACAGGAGTGGGGGTAAGAAATTCGTTATATTTAATAGCGGAAATATTAATGATTTTGAAATTAATACAGTCAGAGTGCGTTAAAATTTCTTGAGTAACAAAGATTTTTACCGCCCGCCATTGAGAGGTTTTTTATGCCAGAAAAATGGTTCGGTACATAAAATGTGCAGGTGGTTATTAATACCGGTCTTTCAGCTTGCTGGCTTTTTCGACAAGAGTTATTGGTATGTCACGTTAACCAAAAAAGAGAAAAAGACATGCTAAAACAGCAGGATATGACCGAAACAGCCAGAGTGGTGTTTAATGAATTAAGCGTCACTGAACCGGCAACAGTTGGGGAAATTGCGCAGAATACTTACCTTTCACGCGAACGCTGCCAGTTAATACTGACCCAGCTTGTTATGGCGGGTCTGGCAGATTATCAGTTCGGTTGTTACAGACGCCTTCCGCAGTGAAGGCTTTTTACTTTGTGGTAATGGGCGGCTGGTGGGTGTTAGCGGCACCTGCCAGCCATCTGCTCATGAATCGGGGTCACAAGCAAACCTCAGGCCCATCCGCTTTGCGCAAAAGCGGTATGAGCCTATCAGAGAAGTGCTTATTGATCTATGGTTGACACTGTAAAAATATCCAGTTGTGAGTTAATCAACACCGATTGCCTGGAATTTATCCAGACCTTATCGGAAAACTCTGTCGATCTTATAGTCACAGACCCGCCATATTTTAAAGTGAAGCCCGAGGGCTGGGATAACCAGTGGAAGGGCGACGATGATTACCTGAAATGGCTGGACCAGTGTCTGGCTCAGTTCTGGCGGGTACTGAAGCCTGCCGGAAGTCTTTACCTGTTTTGTGGTCATCGCCTGGCATCTGATATCGAAATCATGATGCGTGAACGCTTTAATGTGCTGAACCACATTATCTGGGCGAAGCCGTCCGGACGCTGGAACGGGTGCAACAAAGAAAGCCTGCGGGCGTATTTCCCGGCAACAGAGCGCATTCTGTTTGCCGAACATTATCAGGGGCCATATCAGCCCAAAAATGACGGCTATGCGGCAAAGGAGCGCGAGCTTAAACAACACGTCATGGCCCCGCTGATTTTTTACTTTCGTGATGCGCGTGAATCACTGGGAATAACGTCCAAACAGATAGCGGAAGCCACCGGAAAGAAAAACATGGTGTCGCACTGGTTTGGTACCAGTCAGTGGCAGTTACCGAACGAAGCTGATTACAGAAAACTGCAGGCGCTGTTCGCGCGTGTTGCAGAAGAAAAACACCAGCGTGGGGAGCTGGCAACGCCACACCAACTGCTGGTCAGCACATACAGTGAACTGAACCGGCAATATGCCAGTCTGCTTGAGGAATACAAATCTCTGCGGCGTTATTTTTCTGTATCGGCCGCCGTTCCTTATACGGATGTCTGGACGCATAAGCCCGTACAGTATTATCCGGGTAAGCATCCCTGCGAAAAACCGGCGGATATGTTGCGTCAGATAATTTCTGCCAGCAGTCGTCCGGGGGATGTGGTTGCGGATTTTTTTATGGGATCGGGGGCAACAATAAAAGCAGCAATGGGATTGGGGCGTCGCACGATTGGGGTTGAACTTGAGTCCGGGCGTTTTGAACAAACAGTTGGTGAAATATTGGTGCTGAACGATAAATTGCGAAATGCACAATTAGATAAGAACAGGAGCTAATCCTCGATTAATATCTAAGCCAAGCAGGATGCTTGGAAGTTCTGATATATTCTTATCGTTTTTCGGTATTTAAAACTGATTTTCGCTGGTTGCGAAAGCACGTGGTCGGGCACTGCGTTCACACATGCAGGAGGGTGTGAAGCCAGCTTTTTTGTGTGTATTCAGATGGCGTTCTGATTCTATAACGAGTTACGTGGACATCAGGGATGGAGAGAATAGGAACGCCATCTTAATACATTTTCCCCGTTTATTTGATATATCTTCCGGATAAGGGATTAGGTCTGGTTTTTTATGTCATTCAATAACGCTCTTCTATACTGTATACAATACTTTATCCTGGCAGTGTGTTTAAAACCTGAACTTATCCTTTGTTTCGTTTATAGACAGAAGGGTTAATATCGACTTATCATCAGCAGGATGGCAACAGATGTGTAAGCAGCTGGTCACCAGTTATACTTCAGTGGTACTTCTGAGTGCTTCTCTCCGTGAAATGATTATCATCCAGATGGCAGGAGTAGAGTGAATATTGATGATATTTCCAGGTTCTCCAGCTTGTTGCAGCGTATTGAGGATGTTAATGCTGAACGAGCCAGGGCCTTTAGTCGTTTGACAGTTATATTTTCTACCCCTGATCGCCTTTCAGGAAAGAACATTGTTTTATTAAACAGTGATGCCATCCATACGGTTTTTGAAGAGTTCATGGCTGCTAATTCAGAATTGCTGGCTCTTGTTGAGGAATACAACGAGATAGCCAGCCGTGTCGGTATGGATGAATTCAACGTCATACTTCGTGGATAAAAACATGCTTCATATTTTCTGTTAGCTCGCTACTGCGAGCTTTTTTGTATCTGAGCCACATCAGGCGCACATCAAAAACACAGAGCCTTTCAGGGCGGGGAGGGGGCTCTTGCCGTTACACCGTAATGCAAAATAACAGCATACAAAAGGTATCGGTGATGGTTGTTATTGGTGTGGTTTATTAAAAAAGTGTAAGAAAATTATGAGCGTTGTAGTTGAACAAAATGGTGAAATTGTATGAGCTCGGCATAATGAAAGTTCTGAAGGTATTGCCTGCACGCGCTGTGTAAAGGACGGCACGCAACTGCGACTCGTTGCCGTCCTTGAGGACGCATTTACTCAGGCTAAAGGCGAGTTGCTATGCTGGGATGACGGAAATGGAGTGCCGAATAGCTGCACTTCCGCCTCCTAAATCAATTGTAATATTCCAGTAACCTGAATGCGGTACATGAAGGTGGGCCGGTAATCTCTGAAAAAAACCGCCACCACCGTGATGATGAAAGCTTCTTGCGTTGCGGTAGTTATTAAAGTTTGTATCTGTCATCAGCAAAATATTGCACTGATGAGAGCAGTCAACCACTACCGTATCTCCTGCATTTAAATACATTCTTTTATGTAAAAACTGCATGTGATTTCCCTGAACAGAGGTAATCAGCCATCCCTCTTTCTCTATGATGAGCCAGCGTCCCACCACTGGCGGGCTGAATGCTTAACATATCCAGGGTTCAGAAAACGTTAAACCCTGATAAATATCCATATCTTCAAACGTTAATAAAATGTCAGTTACGGGGCCGCTGATGGTCCTTTTTATTTACAGGAGAATAAATATGTCTGAACCCTTATCCGGTTCCGGCACTGCTGTGGCGCTCGGCGGGGCGACGGTATTCGGGCTGTTTACCGGGACGGATTTCGGGATTGTATTTGGTGCGTTCGCTGGTGCGTTATTTGTGGCAACAATGCCGCAGACACTTTCAGCCTGGCGTGTGGCTGCACATTTTCTGGTGTCCTTTATTGTTGGTGTGCTTGGGGCGGATGTGATGGCGTCTTACCTGGTTGAAAAACTGAATCTCCACAGCACATCTCTCGACGCGCTTTGCGCGGTACTGGTATCGGTGGTGTCGGTGAAGATTCTCTCATTCATCCACCAGCAGGATATCGCATTGCTGGTATCCGGGCTGTTCTCCCGTCTGCGGGGTGGAGGCGGTAATGTTAAGTAACCTTCCCGGATTACTGAATGTGGTGTTAAGCACGGTTATCGTGCTGACGCTCTTTTTTTATCGTCGTGGTGAGTCGAGACATAAACCGCTGATGTCGTGGCTGGCCTGGCTGCTGATGCTGCTTTATGCCTTTGCGCCGCTTTGTTATCTGTGTGGTCGCTTTCCACCCGGTAACTGGCTGGTCGTCCTGATTAACCTGGTGTTCTGCGTGCTGGTGATACGAGCACGCGGGAACGTATCAAAAATCCTTGTATTACGAAGGCGCTGATATGAAGTCGAAAGATGAAATTTTTGACGAAATTCTGGGAAAAGAGGGCGGTTACGTCAATCACCCGGATGATAAAGGTGGTCCGACTAAATGGGGCATCACTGAAAAAGTTGCCCGTGCACACGGTTATCAGGGCGATATGCGTGACCTGACGCGTGGGCAGGCGCTGGAAATACTCGAGGCGGATTACTGGTTCGGGCCACGTTTTGACCAGGTCGCCGCATTATCCCCTGATATTGCCGCAGAGTTGTGTGATACCGGTGTGAATATGGGGCCGTCCGTAGCATCGAAAATGCTCCAACGCTGGCTGAACGTTTTCAACCTGCGCGGGAAACTCTATCCGGATATGGATGCTGATGGACGCATCGGGCCGCGTACTCTTAATGCATTACGGGCATATCTGAAAAATCGCAGCAGGGATGGTGAACTGGTACTGGTGAAAGCCCTGAACTGTACGCAGGGCGAGCGTTATCTGGAGCTGGCAGAGAAACGCGAGGCCAATGAGTCGTTTGTCTATGGCTGGATGAAAGAGCGCGTGGTGGTTTAAAAACTGACACTGAAGTGCTGAACACCCTCAACTCATGCAGGCTCTTTTCTGGGGCTACGATGAGCGAAAGTAAGGGGTATAGCATCAGATAGCAAAAACCCCGGCTGCGGTAACAGTCCGGGGTTTTCTGTTTCTGGCCCTGGGTAAGGCAAAGGAGAACATGAGGAATTATAAACTAATTCTGTTGAGGTTGACTATGAAAAACGGCCTTGAATTGAAAGCGCCTGTAACTGATGACATCAGCAGAGCGGTGGCTTTTGCCATTAAGTGGGTGGCGGTCGGTATCGCTGTGTCTCCGATGCTGTATGGGATGGCAAAATTGCTCATTGCTGTGAAATCGTAAGTGGGGCAGGGGTAAATATGTCAGATAGCATTATAAAACTGGCGCGAATTCTCTGTGTGGTTGTTGGCCTTTCATTTTCAGCAATGTTGGTTGCCATTTTCATTTCCACCGCCTGGCGAGTATTGAGCTTATCCGGATTGATTGGTGGATAGTGAGATGAAGCGAAAACACTGGACACACAGAATGCCGCGAACGGCGGCGAAATGGGCACTGGTAGCGATACTGGTGCCTTTTTTCCTGGTGGGATGCGTCAGCCTGGATAAGGCGCGCCAGCTTTTCGATACAGCTTCTCAGGTCTGTGAAATTGTCGACGGTGTTCGGCAGTGTATGCAGAACTGATCGCCTGTAAGAGCAGAATATTGTTGAATCTAAATTTACTTTGAACAGTGGCCCGGATGGAAAGGGCATCTAAATAGGAGCAGAAAAATGTTAACTGTAAAAGTCATGTCTCAAAATGGTGGGGAAGAGATCCATTGCGGGCGTAGCATTGGCTATCATCCTGAGCAGCGGAGTATTGCCGTATCGGGAAAGGATGGGAAAGTCATTCTGAAAGATGGAGATATTGCTTATGTAATGAACCAAAACGCTCAAATAATATCTGTTTATCGGCCCAATAATAGTCAGAAAAACATTTGAATTTCGCAAGGCCAAAGTTCAGTGGTGATCGTTATCAACTAATTGAAATAACAAGCTTATGTATGTGTAATTGGTGATATAGCATGTTAATGCTGAATATCAGCGTCAACATGGAGTTATACAATGGTTTTTAAACACTATTACGTGAACAAAAATGCTCAGAGCAATGGCGATCATGAGGTGCATGCTGAGGAATGTTCATATCTTCCTGCTGTAGCTAACCGCGATTACCTTGGTTACTATAGTGATTGTTCTTCGGCGGTAACAGAGGCAAAGGCCAAAGGATATTCCCGGGTGAATGGTTGCTATTGGTGTGCCAATAAGTGCCACACGTCTTAATCAATTGTCAATAAACCATAAAGGCCGCTCTGCGGCCTTTTTCATGTTAAAAAAGATTGCGGCATTACAGCAGCCCTTCACTCTAAGGGGCTGCTGTAATGTGAGAAATAAAAAACCGGTCCAGCTACACAGAACCGGCCGGCGAAGACCGCCAATACCACCCATGCATTGATGCAACATACTAATGACAATAGCCGCTATTGATGTAAATGCAATGTTATGCATCGACGAAAATAAAAAACCGGCAGGGGAAATCCATTGAAGACTTGCCGGTGGCAAAAGTTGCCAATGCTTTTATAACCGTAGTCACAGAGTTACGAAGTGCAACACCGAATGCTGCTGGTATATGGATGAATGGCGTTTCAATGATTTTCATCAATTTATTCATCAGCAATGGTGATAATCACTCTCATTTGTGCGGGTCCTTCCGGTGGGGTGGCCTGCCACGGGGCGGGAGCGTCGCGGAAAAAGGCTAGTTTTTGCATTTCCATGGCGGCGGCAGCATGTTTGGTAATTTATTGATAATTAAAAGTTATTTCTCTTTTCACCTGTACAATATTTTTTTCTCCCTGTCATTAGACCAGTTTGCAATTAATTGAAATATATAAATAAACCTGATTTTCACCTGCCAGATGGAGTTGCTTATGTCAAATGTGAGCGGGATCGGTGATGCTTATTACTGGAGTGTTTTTAAAATCGCCGAGGCCTTTGGGCTTCACCGGGACACAGTAAAAAAACGGCTCCTCGCGGCCAACACTCCTGTGGCTGCGACTGTCAGGGGGAACCCCGTTTACGCCCTGCAGCATGTCGGGCCCGCCCTGTTTAGTGTGAAGCATGAGGCAGCAGACTCTGTTCATGATCCATCCCGTATGGAGCCGAAAGAGAGAAAGGACTGGTACCAGTCTGAAAATGAAAGGATCAAGCTGGAAAAGGAGCAGCGAAAACTCATCCCAGTTGATGAAGTAGTCATCGTCTATTCGTCCATGAGAAAGGCTGTCGTCCAGGTTCTGGAGACAATTCCGGATGTTCTTGAACGCGATTGCGCCCTGACTCCTCAGGCCGTCGGCGTTGTACAGCAGGCCATTGATGACCTGCGATACACTCTTCAGGAAAAATCCTACGAGGCTTGTGCTGCTGAATTAATTCCTGATGAGGAAGGAGAGAGTCTCTAGGAGGAATAATGGGTTTTTCATCAGCCCGAAATTTGGGAAGGGACATATCGGCAGGATTTTCCCCACCACGTCGCATGCCGATTTCGGAGGCTGTTAAAAAATTCATGCGTGTTCCCAAGGGGGCTGGTAACTCGGTGCCATGGGATCCTGAACTGACACCCTACATCATTGAGCCCATGAACTGCCTGGCATCGCGTGAATACGATGCGGTGATTTTTGTTGGTCCTGCGCGAACAGGGAAGACCATTGGTCTGATCGATGGATGGATTGTCTATACCATCGTTTGCGATCCTTCGGACATGCTCGTTGTGCAGATGACCGAAGATAAGGCCCGCGAGCATTCGAAAAAGCGCCTCGACAGAACGTTCAGAAGCAGTGCGGCGGTAAAGAAAAGAATGAGTCCACGTCGTAACGACAATAATGTCCATGATAAGACGTTCAGGGATGGCTCGTTCCTTAAAATTGGTTGGCCCTCGGTCAACATTATGTCGTCGTCGGATTACCGGTTTGTCGCCTTAACCGATTACGACCGTTTTCCGGAGAATATCGACAGCGAGGGTGATGGTTTCTCCCTGGCCTCAAAACGTACCACCACATTTATGTCCGCCGGGATGACTCTGGTGGAGAGCTCGCCGGGACGTGACATCTGCGACAGCAAATGGCGACGTAAGTCGCCTCATGAAGCGCCACCGACGACTGGTATTCTTTCCCTTTACAATCGTGGTGACCGCCGCCGCTGGTACTGGCCATGTCCGCACTGCGGTGAATATTTTCAGCCAGCTATGGATGCCATGACCGGCTACCGTAATGAACCGGATCCCTTTAAAGCCAGTGAGGCGGCGTATCTACTTTGCCCGCACTGCAGCGGCATTATCACTGCGGAGAAAAAGCGTGAGCTCAATAGTGCAGGAGTCTGGTTGCGTGAAGGTCAGGTCATTGATCGTAACGGCAACGTTTCCGGTGAACCGCGCCGCTCCCGTATCGCCAGTTTCTGGATGGAAGGGCCAGCTGCTGCGTATCAGACCTGGGCGCAACTGGTTTACAAATTACTGACTGCAGAACAGGAGTATGAAGCGACAGGAAGCGAAGAAACACTCAGGGCGGTTATCAACACCGACTGGGGATTGCCTTATCTTCCTCGTGCCAGCATGGAGCAACGAAAAAGTGAACTGCTTGAGCAGCGGGCAGAGCCAGTTCCTTCCCGCAGTGTGCCGGATGGCGTTAATTTCCTTGTGGCGACAGTGGATGTGCAGGCGGGACGTCATCGCCGTTTTGTGGTTCAGGTAACGGGCTATGGCAGCCGTGGCGAACGCTGGATTATTGATCGTTACAACATCACGCAGTCATTGCGCAGTGACTGCGACGGGGAGAGCCAGCGAATTGATCCGGCCAGCTATCCGGAAGACTGGGATGTCCTGCTGACGGATGTTTTTCATAAAAGCTGGCCGCTGGCCTCCGATCCTTCTCAACAAATGCGACTGATGGCAATGGCGGTGGACTCCGGCGGTGAAGACGGGGTCACTGATAATGCCTATAAATTCTGGCGTCGTTGCCGTCGTGATGGCCTTGGTAAACGTATTTACCTGTT